ACTTTTTCTCGAACTGGAAGCTGTGGACCTGTAAAACAACCTCCACATATTCTTGAAATTCGAGGAAAAATTAGACATGAAATGACTCAACTTAACTCCAGATTTAAGAAACATACTTATACTAACCATTTTAAATAACCTTCACCCATGTTGCCATATTACGCAGCTTCCTGTGTAACGTAGGTGTCCATGTCAATTAGAGAAAATTTATACAGGGCCTGTGTGTTAACCCTGTCTTCAACTGTTAATTGCACTTGATTTGTAATCGTGCAAAAATTACCATAAAAGGATACTCTAGCTTTGATATCTGTAGCTGATAGTGGAGCACCTGGAGGTGTTCTACCATCTACTAGTGGAATAGGCACAGTATCAAGCTTTGAGTATCTGCGAAACACAATGGTATCGCCATTTTTTTCGGGAAGAGTTCTTTTTTGAGCAAATTTTGTATAAATTAGCGTAGGATACGCTGTCATTAACAAACATTCTGTTACTTTCGGTGTACTAACACCTACTAACCAAATTGCCAATAAAGGTAAAATGGCGAGGGAAACTCTTCGGATTCCCTTCACAAGCTTTCTTTGCCAACTATACTTGTGTTCAGACTTTCGCTTCTCCTTTCGGAGTCTCTTTGTTAAGTCGTTCACGCTGCACACCCTAAGGTTGCTTGCGCCCTGTCGTCCTGTTGTAGGACTTCCAAGTCAATTAAAAGAGATTTATACAGACCCTGTATATTAAGCCTGTCATAATATTCCCGAACGGCTGGGCTAAGCACAGCTGTTGTTGTCATAGTCATTATTGACTCCTTAGTTTTTATCCAAGGTTTTTATTAACTTCCATCATGAAATCTGAATCTGACATGTCTTTATATCGTTTAGCTTGAGAAATAGCAGAAGTAGAGCCTAAACTGGATAAACTGCCCGCTTTCTGGGAGTTTGCAACTATACGTTGTGCATCAGCAGACTTTTTACTTTGCTTATTATCTGATCTATAAACGTCAGAATTTTTTGCTAAATAATATGCAAGTTCATAATCTTGAGATTTTTTGAGGGTGTTTTGTAATCCTGGATTTTTTTTTAAAATATCGGGTAAATATCTTGTGATTACTTCTTGATAATCGGGGTGCTTTTGAGCCATTTTAAGTTCTTCAATCGTCATAGAAAATTTACTTGCCATGTTTCCAGAGAGTTTTTTAAATTCTCCGACTGTCATGACATCTCCATCATCTAACCCATCAAAATCATCTTTTGGGGTGGGTTGCGATTGCTGAACTTGACTAAGGGCTAAATGCTCCTTTATCATTCGAAGTTCATCCTCCATACTCTGTCTTTTCGTCCTCTCGGATTGCAGGGCTGAAAGCGGTACAGACTGCTCTTGCTGAGCTTCTGTACTTTCAGGTTGCTCCTGTGGGACTTGATTAGTTTCATCGTATGCAGGAACGGCGGCTTCCTGAATTTGATCGCCCGAAACATTAGGTTCTTCTGTCATCTCGTGTGTAGCTCCTTAAATTTTTAATCGCCCGTTTTGACTCCTGGTGGTTACAGGGTTTATAGTCAATGTCGGCGGCACTATCTTGTTACGTAAGCTCCTGGTATTGATGTAGTTTCTACGACTACTTCATTACAGGGCTTTCCTCCTATTAATTGTAGAGCATCAAAATCAAATGGTCTCTGCGGCATATTTACTTCATGTTCAATAGTTCCTTTAGAATTATTTACTTCTAAAATAATCATTCCAACAGACGACACAGGTCTGGTTTTATATGCTTTAATATGTTTTATAAGGGTGGGCTTCCCATCGACTGCAATTTTGGACGGTTTGGCAAAGACAACTATCCAATAAGGGTCTTTCTCCCTTTTATTAGCAGCTATTATTTTTTCAATCTCTTTGTTATCATCTTCAATAATTGCATCGCGGGTTTCCCCAGTCTCTTGTACCATATTTTACTTCCTTAAATGCTATGTGGTAATGCTTGAGAAGGATATCCTTTAGTGCCATCACTGTAGGGTTGAATCTTTCCCATATCATATTTTTCAGAATCAACTTTAATATTTTTAACAGGACTCGCTTGAGTATTGTCAGCAATATTAAAACCTTTTCCTTTGCTATTAGATTCTTGTTTCATTTAAACCTCCGAAGGTTGTTATTCTAATCCGCTTTGAGGAGATGCCCCATCTGGAATAGCTTGTTGTTGAGGAATTGAAGTATTTAATTTTTCTGATGAAGCTGTAATAGCCACATCTTCCGATTTGCTTTCTTCCTCTTTGACTTTATTCATTGAATCCATCATCTGGACAATCTGCATATATTTCATTAGCCTGTCATCGTCCATCGATTCAAGTTCTTTCATTGTTTTGGCTCTATCAAGAGATGCTTGAGCTCTGTTTTGAACTGCTTCTGAATTTCTTTCTTCTAATAGACCCATGTTTGAAAGGCCTCTTGTGAAATCTTCTTTTGCAGAATTAATATTTTTAATTGCAGAAGATTTATTAAGTTCTAGTTGAGATTGCAAAACTTTTTGTTGGATTTGTTCAGCCTGTTGAGCTTGCTCGGCTTGTTGTTTTTGGTTTTGTTCTAGCTCTTGATTAAATTCTGATTTACCCTGTAAAGGTGCTGCTTTAGCAAGCATCATAGGAGTTACTGGGCCACCTTGAGCGCCACCAGTAAGTTGATAAAGGTCAATTAATTGTTTGAAATAAATTTGTCTTTGATCGTCTGTTAACACGCCTTCTTGGACAGTAATATCGTATTTTATGAGGTCTTTGTTATATAATTTATCTGTTGGTTTTTTATTTATTATCCTTTCAATTTTTTCGGGTTTCCAAGTTTGAATTAATTTTAAAGTTTTTTTGGAAATTAATTTTTGAGCAAATCTTAAATTATCGAACAAATCCTGCAAATTAACGATTGAAGCCCCTTGCCTCATCATCATCATTAGCCCAGATTCTTGAGCGTTTTCTGTCTCTCCAAATGCTGCATCATTAATACCAACGATATTCATAATATCTTGGTCAAATTGCTTTTGCAGTTCAAACATACTAGGAGGAATTTGTGCTGGTTGAACCCTTTCTATATCCCCTGGCTCTGCTCCATCTTCTTTCCAAATAACTTTTCCTTGAGATGTCTGAAATAGAGATCGTGGGTTTACAACTGCTGATTTTTTAGCTATCCAACCTGAATTTAGTTGAGAATCTAGCAAATCGATCATTTGGGAACGTCTGCGATTCGATTCTTTTTGAGGGTCAATTTGGCATCTTACTAGAGATTGCATCTTTAGAGCCCAGTTTTCAGATTCAGGCTCAAAAACACCAACTAAAGGCACAAAAGGATACTCATTTAGACCATATTGATTCCTTTCAGTCCTGATAAATTCGTCATTAAGAATTATATGACAATCAATATACTTTTTAGGCCTTTTAACTTCTTTTAATTGAGGATATGCCCTTAAATAATATTTAAGACCTTCTTTATCTCCTTCCCATTCTGTATATTCTCCAGTCTCTTCATCTACGACAACTGGAACATTTTCCCAACCCTGCTTATAAATTTCATTATAAGCGATAAAATCTTCGCCATTTGGCTGTCTTTGGTATGGGAGCCATGTGAATTTATCATCTCTAGACCAGCCCATTTTAGATAGAGTAGCGATATCTTTTTCATGCCCTGGAAGTAGCGAATTAGCTTGTTCTGGAGAAACGTATTTTCTTTTTATCACATGAGCGCAATCTGAAAAATCTAGTTGTGTCCAATATGGGTCTGTAATAAATCCGTTATAAGGGTCTCTTCCGTATTTAATATCGCCATTAATAGGGTCGTCTCGATAATCAACCCACAAATTAAGTAAATTAAATCCAGTTTTTAATGCTCCACCAAAACTTTCAGAAATAGTTCTATATCCCTCTCCATAATTAAAAGCGTATAATAATAATTGTGATAATTGATCTGACGATTCCTGATCTGAATCTTCGGTTGGAACGACTACAGAGCTTAATCTATGTTTCCTTTGGTATCCAGTAATCATATTTATATTTCTACGAATATAATTAAAAACTAGGGCGCTTCTACCTTCATTAAAAAGCTTTTGTTTCTCTTGCTCGCCCCATTGATCTCCCAAAAAATAGCGCAAATCCCTATTAGCTAATGGAAAAAACGGATTCCAAGCGTAAAATGCTTCGGTATAGAGCTCGTTGTACTCCCTAACTATAGAATTATCTGTCATTTGTTCCTCGTGTATGTGAACTCTACCCATTGCTGGGGTGGTTTAGAGTATTGAAATAATAGGGACGGGAGTGCTAGCTGGGTACTGATAACTGACTTCCCCTCTCCCTACAATGTAACGCTTTAGGTTACAGAGATTCCCTAAAAAATATTTACGTTATTCGATTACTTCTTGTCTTTCTTCTCCAGTGAACGGAGTGAAATCGATATCTTTATCTGTGCTTTCTTTAATTAATTCTTCTAAATATTCTTCTAAATAATTATCAGGATATTCTGTTTGCCATTTTATGATTGGAGTGCAACTTGCGAATAAAAAAGATATTATGAATAAATATTTTTTCATGGTGGTTTCCTTTTTTATTTAGTTCTTTACAGAAAAATAAAAAACAATTAAAATATTTGGGTCTTTAATCGCATTATAACATATTTTTGAATTTTTTTCAATTGTATTTATTTGAATATAAGCGTTCTAGATTATCAGCATCGGCTGCTGTAAATTCGGGCTTTAGATTCATTTTAAAGAAATGGGTGAAAAGGGCATACCTAATTCCGTCCATGGCGTGATCAAACTTCTTAATTGGCTTATCTTCACCTTTTTCAGATGACTTAGAATCCCACAGATAATTTCCAAATTCTTTTATCGTTTCTACGCAGTTAGAACACACCTTAAATGTTCCGTTTGATAGCAACTGACTCATATACCGTATTCCAGGAACTACGTCATTTTCAGCATCAGTTACATTGTAAATCCCATTTCTACGAAGCTCTTGTTTAAAGGAAGCAGCAGATGGGTCAATGTAAATCCGCTTTACATTAAAACCGCTCATAAATTTTACTAAATCAAGCGAATAGTCATAATCTGACTTCTGTCTAGATTCCTTCTTTGAATCGTAATAATACTCTTTCTCAAGCCACATATTTGGATAAGAACCTGCGTTATATCCGATTAAAGTAAACACACAAGGATTTGTAGTTCCATAATCAATTCCAAGAATATAATACGTTGCAGGCGATTTTGGCATTTCAATAACATGAATTTCTTCATCAAAAAAATCGTAAACAGCACCATCTGCTAAAACCCATTGACCTAAAATATATCTTTTGTACCAAAGACCCTGATATTCTGCCGATAAATCTCTAATATAATTTTCGCTAAGAGTTGGGTTATCTCTTATATTATATGAAAAAACTTTGCAATTTAACTCCTCTGCCCGATCTATAAAATCAGTTTTAAACCAATGATATGGACTATCTGGGTTAGTAGAGCAAAATAACTTAGCATTTTCTATAGAAAGCCTCGATAGAAGCATTTTAAAGAATGTTTCAGGCAATAAAGACACCTCATCTAACAAAGCTCCAGCAAATTCCGAACCTCTGATTTTAGCCTCTGCTCTGTCATCATTTGCTCCCACCACATACATTATCCTGTTGTAAAGCGTTAATTCCCCTTTTCCAACACAATATGTTAAAGCATTTCCTACCATATCTTGAAGTGGCAAAATAATATTTCTTTTTATTGTTTTATCCGTTCTACCGCACACAATTAAAGGCCCAGCAGGCCCGTTTTTACAGAAATCAAGCCATTTTAGCAGTACAATGAACGATTTTCCTGCTCTTACAGGGCCTTCATCTACATTTATTCTGGCTGTAGATTGCTGATATGATTCAAGTTGTTTATCGCTAAGAGCTGTTAATTCCATTTAAATCCTATTCAAGAGTGTAATCATTATTTTTAATAATATTAATATCTCTTTTTTCCTGCTCATTTGTTTTTTCTAAAACTTTATTTTTTAAATCATTATCACAATATGGGTCGTCTTTAGCCCATTTTTCTATACTTTCCTTTCTGTCATCATACATTTTTGTAACAGAATCTATTTGAGAAGATTTATCTTTTGACTTATCAAACATTTGTTCCGCATCTAGGTTAATATCAGAGTGTAATTCTATGTGTGCATAACTTTTAACAACCAAAATTGCAAAAAATGCTATTGTAGCTAATAGCAAACCAGCATTAGCTCTAAAATTTTTGTCGCTGAATTTTAATAATATTTTTTTTATCATGACTTCTCTCCTTAATGAGTTTCGTTTATAATGTATACAGCTGCTTGCCTAATTCCTTCAAATATTAAAATTATTGTTTTTTTAAAAAAAGCGTTTTCCCTAAATACAGCATATACAGTTAACATTAATAAAAAATTCCATAATAATTTGACTAATTTCATTATAAATATTTTATCCCTAACTCATCAATAATCTCTTCTATGTAGTCGCACATTTCCTTGGCTTTACATTTAATTTTTTTGTTTTTAATTTCACTTACATAGCTATCAATCTCTAATAGAGATATATACATCGGAACTGTGTTTTGAAATAACTGTAAATCTAAACAATCTTCTGTTCCTGGTACTGGATTAAATTCGTATATTACTTTCATTTTAACCTCCTTTAATTATTTTGCTAGAAAAAGGACTTGAACCCTCAACCTTCCGATTACAAGTCGGAGGCTCTACCATTGAGCTATTCTAGCCTAACTGTTTTTTATCGTTATATTTATATATAGTGATAATATATCTAGTAATTCATTCGGATAATCTCTAAATTTTTCGTAAATAGCATCTAAATATATATCTATTAATCGAAGCATATCTTTGTCTAATTTTTTTTTTAACCTTGTTACAAAAACTTTTGTATTTTTATATTTCTTGTGCTTTTCATTCATTTCCATCTCTTTTTCTCTTTTCCAACTTTTCTTTCTCTATTTTTTCAACTTCTTTGCTATTTTTTTCTTTTTCTTTTCTTATTTTATACCTTTTAATAAGTCCTTTTTTATATCTTTTTTGAGCTTTATTGTAGCTTTCCAATCCATAAGGGTCGAATCCAGTCTCATCATAAATTATCTTGATAGAAACTATTATTAAAAATAATAAAAAAAGCGGATACGCATAACCCATTTTAATCTCTCTCCGTTACATCTTCTTTAAGCTCTTCTTCACTAGTGTCTTTTCTAGCTAATTTTACTAAAGCTGAAAAATCTCCAGAGCTTTTTATCATGTGCACCATTCCTAAAAGGCTTGATAATGAGCCGTTAAACTCTTCTTTATCCCTAGGTTGATCTGTTTGGCCGAGACGTTGTTTCCCAAGCCATATAAGCATGGAAACATTGCCTCCCATAGCTACTTGATACTGTTTACCAAGGAGATAGGTATTGCCTTTTTGACGTTGCTCTGTCAAGAAAAGGGAAAAATCCTTTTTATTATCTTCTCGACACCTGCTATATAGAGTATCTTCACAAATACCAATATACGCCGCTATTTGCATACCATTTGAGCCTGCCATTATAAATTTAGAAACCTCGTCCCAATTAATAACAGCTCTTTTTCTGCCTCTAACTGGTTTTTCCCCAGGTTTTAATAACATATTTTTTTTCATTATTTTACCTTTACATTCATTAAAACTTCTGGAAAGTCATACAAAATAGTGTTTATTTGGCTCTCTATGTGTCTTAAATCCTCTTCATTATCAAATT